CAATTCATTACCAGGAGCAAAGATCAACGATTGATTGATCTGAGAAAAGTTCTTCAGAATCTGAATCGTTCTTGCACTTAGTTTCATAATATACCTTTTCTACTTACTTCGATTTCTTGTGCTTCAGTTTTGACTGATCAGCTGTTGCAGAGGCACCAATCGATGCCAAGTCAGCAAGCGATCCACCGAAGATGTAACTACCAACGTGCTGCAATTGCATCCATGGGCAGAAGAATACTTTTGCACCCATCTTCTGCACGTTATAGCAGAACATATAGTCTTCAGACAAGTAACGCTTGGAAGCTACTTTCTCTATATCTCTCATTTGCTTGGCACGTGCTTGCAACTCTGCAGAGTCACCACCAGCTGCAACATCATCCAACAGCTTAAACATATCTTCATGACCGTAACCACGATCAATAACACAATCGAAGTACGCCATGATCTCACGAGTACCGTCAAAGTGCTCAGTGCGGACATGGTCCGGTTTGTACCACAAGTGTGGGAATGCCTTCTGGTAGTCTTCAAATGTCTTACGACGAACCATCATAAACCCTGTACCAATTTCCAATACCTCTACTGGTTGGTTGAGAGGAATCTGACGTTGTGTTGTCTTAGGATTGAACACATAGTCACCGACATACTTCTCAAGTCTATTTGGATCCTCATCAGCCATACCTTTATCAACGGCTTGCTTGATCTTTTCCCATGAAATACATTTCTTAGGATAAGGTCCACCGATAACATCATATTCGCTTTCATCGGACTGCATTGCCAACAAAGCAATAACGTCTTGTGGATTGAACCCGATGTCACTGTCAATAAACATCAAGTGCGTTGCACTAGAGCGCATAAATTCGTCAACGCAATAGTTACGAGCACGTGTAATCAATGACTCGTTGAACAAGAAGAACAACTGCAACTGAATACCGTGCTTGGTACAGATAGCAGACAAGTCTGCAACCGAACGAGTGAACATACCAGCACACTGCCCGCCGTACATAGGAACAGCAAGAAACAACTTACGCTTCTGTAGTTCCTCGATATTAACTTGTAACTTAAAACCTTCTGACATACTCACTCCTTTGTATATTTTTTATCATGCTCACTATTCAAACCGTATGATCCATTGTATAGGGTCAATGCTTCTGCTTTAAAGAGTAGGAACTGAGCAACGCGTGTCCCTTTCTTGATTCTAACTGGACCACCTCGAACATGCATAGCACCAGCCATTACACCGTTGTAACCAGAGTCATATAGACCTGATGTAATGAAAACACCGTTGCGGTTGAGAGTCGATCTAGTAATTACCCATCCAGCTTCGTCTGCACCAATAGTAACAATGTTTTCCATTACAACTTCGTAAGTGCCTTCTTCTAGGTAATACCAATCATAGACTGGTGTAATTTCTGTTGTTCCTCTGTGCCTCTTACCTTCTTCGCTGAGCTCAAACAAGGTATTGTTGATTGCAAATACTTTACCGAGTCTTAGGTCAATAGCATTGGGTTGGCTGTCACCGTCTTGTATAGCTGTCAATCTGGAGTTTGATTTCTCACCCAATATATGGATCATACCTTACCTTCCTGCAGGTTATCTTCTGCATACATCATTAGAATAATATAATGCATGGCCTTCAATAGATCTTTCCTATTTTTACCTTGCTTCTTACCGTATCTGCAAAGATACTTAATTGCTGTATCTCTTGCAGTTGTATCAAGAGAATCAAGCGACTCCCATATATCAATTACCTGGATCTCTTTAGCAACATAGTGTTCACCGTAAGTCCCATCAACATAATCGGCAAGCTCTCTTAGATACTTTGCCTCATTGTATTTGTATGTCATATTGAATCATCTTCTGTAACAAACCACTCTTCATCTGTGATGTAATCTGGTAGGTAGATCATCATCAGTTCATCTATTGTCTCTTTATTTGTCTTTGCAGTCAACACCTTATCAGTAGTAGCAGCGAATTCAAAGTCAACCTCTTCCTCATACTTGCCTTCAAGGATCCCGGTGGGAGACGCATCAAACATTTTACCAGCATGAAGACCGTACCAAATAGCTGCACTGCTATCCCAAGTATCAATGTACTGAGCAAACTGAGACATCAAACGAATCTCATTAGGACCGTCCAACATACCTAGCATGTGGATCTTCTTACCGTTTGCTTTTGCAGTATCGAGGATACCGGAGTCTTGTAGGTCTTGCATAAACATAAACCTACTAACAAACCGTTGCAGTTTGTTTCCTTTTTCTACTCCGTACGCGTTGGGAATTGCAAGAATAGATACACCAATGTAGTCTACCAACTTAGACTGAGCTGCCCAGTTGAAAGAAGCAAATAGATCCTCTGAATCACCAATCTTTGATTGAGGACAGAAGAATGTACCGAATCCTTTTTCCTTTAGAGTAGGAGCCATTACCTCTGCTGCGTTGATTGTCTTTCTTCCGATCTCATTAGGATAGTCAGACATTACAACGTAGTCAGCACTGATTCGCTGAGCCATTGCAATCAGTTGCACAGAGTCGTACATGGGACGACCTTGCTTATACATCTCAAATGCTGAGTTGTCTAGAATGATAGTTGATCCGAATTCCTTCTTCTCGTTCTTATAGAAGTCGGTATACGTTTCACTAGTCTCAACCAAATGAGCTAGCGCCAAGTGTGCTGGTGCACCGGATACAATATCAAGATGGGGGATAGGGGTGATGTGACAAAAACTAGCCATAATTATTTCCAATCATCATAAACATTATCAAAATATATACGGCAACCGTTCTCACCATCTTCACTCACTTCAATTCGAAGATCACGCCTTGGATAATTCTCCTTGATGTAGATTGCAAGCTCAGAAGCAAGCATCTCACATGACATATGATTGAGTTGTAGGGTGCCATTATTATATAGGCTTTCCAACTCACGTTTCAGTAAAATAAATTCAACATCTCGATCATTATGAAACACCTCTAGCTCTACTCTGAAGTGAAAAATGTGACGGTGTTCATTTCCCAAGAACGATACTTCCGCTAACTTGGGATCGGTTGCAGCAGCAGGGTACTTGTGGATCCCTTCTTTCTGGAAGGTGACCCAAATAAATGATTTATTCATTTACCCAACCTTTCTTTTGTTTATAAAGTTTAACTTATGACGAGTTGTTACTTCAAACAAACCTTCACGGAGATGTCCACTATCACGTAACCACTTGATCATATCTTCACGAGCATACCACGCAATCCATCCTGTTTCAACACAAACGTGGCAAATGCGATCGCTAGTTTTATTAGTAGCGCGCAACCAGCCATCTGGTTTGGTTTCCACAAAGAATGTTCCGTACTTGTTCATGTTTGACTTAACGTCTATGGAATAGAAGTTCTTCCAGCCTGGTTTCTTGATCTCTATATCAATACCGTGTCGTTGGCTTTGGAAGTCTGATTCGCGATCAATAACTTCATATCCCCATCCAGCAAAAGCTTCCATCACCAGCAATTCAGCTTGGCGTGCTTTTTGTACTCCGTCACCGTACGCCTCAACGAGAGTAGGTGTCCATTTCTTTGTCAATCGTTGCATATCATTTCTCCATAATAAAAAAAAGCCAGCCCAGTGATTAGTGGGCTGGCGAGTTCAGTTTACCAAATCAGGCAAATACGCTTGAACCACCAACGGCATGTGCCAATGCAACCATACGACGTGATGGAGTGCCCATACGGAACGCAGTCTTACCGTTCTTAGTTTTGTTGGTATAAATGGAATAACCTTGGCTACGCAATTCAGAAACGCGAGCAGACAAGTTAGTAACACCAAACAAGCCTGCGGCTTGGCGGTGAGTAATCTCTTTACCAGAGTTGAAGTAGCCAATCAATTTTTCATGTTGTGTCATAATACACTTTCCTTTAAAGTTAAAAATCAAATCACCGGATCGCCGTCTCGTAGGAGAAGATTAGATGCTAAGAAGTCGAGACGAGTAGATGAGGTTGTTCTATTGACCTCATCGATGAACTGCTGGATTTTATCCTTGTGTTGAAACTGATCCAATAAGACGAGCATTGCACCCTTCTTAGTCTCAAGACTTTTTGCAGCCCATACTTCTTTAGCAAATGTTGATAAATCTCTCATTCCACTACTATACTATAACCAAACTATCAAGTCAACTCTTCATTGCTTGTAATTTGATATTTGCAAAGAACTCTTGCTTAACGCTATCGTTATGGAATAAGCCATGAACAACTGATGTCTGAGTCATAGAAGAGTGAGCCATCACACCTCTATTATCCATACAACCGTGGGTCGCTTCAATATAGACACCAACGTTTTCTGTATCTGTTGCCTTCATAATCTCACGTGCAATCTGGTTAACCAGTTCTTCTTGCAACTGGCCACGACGACTGCACCATTGAGCAATACGGACATACTTGGAGAGTCCAATTACACGGCCAGTAGGAATAATACCAATATAGCAAACACCCTTAACAGGCTGGTGATGATGTGAGCACATTGAGCGAAGCTCAGCACGTGCAACAAGCATTCCCTCGAACCGGTTCTCACCTTCGTTAGGGAATGATGTTGTATCAGGTGCAGGTTCGAAACGACCAGCCATCAGCTCATAGACATACATCTTGGCTAAACGCTTGGCAGTATCTTTAGAGTTAGGATCGTTGTCTGTGTCAATCAATAATGAACTAAGGACACCTTGAAACTTCTCAGCAAGCTCATTGATAAGCTCTGGCTTTGCTTCTTCTGGGAGGTACTTGGAGATATTATCACAGGCAAAGAACCTGTGATTGTCCTTCTTCATTTTATCTCGAATCACATCAGACAAATATTTACTCATTACAATCCTTCTTTAAATTAAACCGATGACCACACTCTACTATGTTTAGGGATAAAGTTCAACAGGAACTTCATCTGGTCTGCTAGAATATTTCTATTTTGCAGAACAAGAGCTTCGGCTCTATCAGGAACATACGGAACGTATCCAAGAAGCATATTTGCTTCCTCAGGTGTTCTATTGTCCTTTTTGCCGTTACACTTCTTACATGCAGTCACGCAGTTCATCCAAGAAGTTGCACCGCCTCTTGATTCTGGGTGG